TGTGACCATATTTACAGGGCAAAAAACTTTTGGGGACTCTATGCCTATAGTCCTTCTAGAGACCTCATGGAGGAGATGCTAGACACCTATAGTGAAGAGTTTCCAATGGAGATTGATAGATACTTTGTGACTAACATTCAACCACGAGGATATTCAATTGCAATTTCCCCTCAGTTGTTTGCAGCAGATGATGGTCCATCAGATAATTCTGGTAAAGTTGAAGTTGAAATGATTCAAAGGTCCACTGATGGAAGATTTTCAAGAGTTACTGATTACATCTAATATGGAACGATATAATATTTTGTGCAATGGTAGAGTCATCTACAAGGACTTATCAGAAGAATCTATGATGGATGTCTTGGATGATTTGTCTTTGAAATATTATGAAGAAGGTACTCCCCATCCTGATGAAATTGTGGTAGAATTTGTAAGTACATAACCAATAGATAACCATGGCAAAGCGTCCCTCACTGACCAATAAAGTCATCATTGAGTCCAAACCCAAAAAGAGTCGTCAAGGAATGTCTCAACACACCAAACTCTCAGCAACATCTCGTAATGGTGCCAAGAAGAAATACAGAGGACAAGGCAAGTAATGCTTCAATTAAATCCCACAATCCCAGTCTTGACCCCTAAAGGTCTAGGTTGGGCATTTTTTTTAATTGATAGATCTCAAGAACATGATTTAGAATGGGTAGTGTTTTTGGATGAAGGTGGATATTGTTGGACATTCAAGAATTCAGACATCAGGGTTCAGAAAAATTTGACCCTACATAGGAAAGAAATTGCAAATTTCGGGATAGAAACCCCGTAAAAAGTTCTAATTCAACAGAATTAGGAGAAACATGGCAAATTCACCAGTAGATAGAAATACTAATTACATGCATCAGATGTGGGGAACTACACATTTGATCACTGATTATGCTCAACCAAAGAATAAAAGAGTAATACAAGAGATTATGCATGATGATATTCCAAAAAATAGTCATCATTTAAAGGAACAAGCAGAAATTCATGAAAGAATTAGAAATGATGAAGATTATGATGATTGGGAATATGGAACAGAACCAGTTTATGGAAAACCAAATAAATAAAAATATGTAATTCTTATAATATAAGTGCCATTAGAAAATATTTCTAAGCAATTTAAAGACATTAGCCTGTCTTTTTTAAGGCATCCAGTGACTAACGACATAGCATCTATTCGAAATGAAGATGCTATTAAAAAGTCAGTTATGAATTTAGTTAGAACTAGGATTGGGGAAAGATTTTTTAATTCTCTTCTTGGATCAGATGTAGAAAGTTCATTATTTGAGTTAGGAAGCAATTCTTTAACTGATGGATTAAGAAAAGAATTAGAAAATTTATTAAATAATTTTGAACCAAGAGTTCTTGTAAGAAAAATTGATGTTGATTATCCAGCTGATAGTAATCAATTAAATATTACTATGACCTATGATATTATAGGATTGCCTTTACCTCAACAAAATATTACATTTGTATTACAACCTACTAGGTACTAATGGCATTTACACAGTTTACTAACTTAGATTTTGATCAGATAAGAGTATCAATAAAAGATTATTTAAGATCTAATTCAAATTTCACTGATTTTGATTTTGAAGGATCTAACTTATCCATCCTTATTGACATCTTAGCATACAATAGTTACATCACTGCCTACAACACCAATATGGTGGCAAATGAGGCATATCTAGATAGTGCTACTATTAGGGAGAATGTAGTATCACTTGCAAGAAATATAGGATATGTTCCTCTTTCCAGAAGATGTGCAAGAGCTAATATTTCATTTGTATTAGAAAATATTAATAGTGCATATAAAACTGCAACATTAAAATCAGGTATTGTATGTACAGGTAATTCAAATAATACTGGTTATATTTTTTCTATTCCAGAAGATGTTACAGTAGGAATAGAAGAGCAATCTGCAGTATTTTCAGATATTGATGTATATGAAGGAGCTCTACTTACTAAGAAGTTTATAGTAGATTCCTCTCAACCAAATCAGAAATATATCATTCCAAACCCATTTGTAGACACCTCTACTATTAGGGTTTCAGTAAAAGATAGTGCTCAGAGCAGCACATCAAATACTTATACCTTTGTAGACAATATTATTAATATAAATTCAGAATCAAAAATATTCTTAGTTCAAGAAATATCAGATGAAAAATATGAAATTTTCTTTGGAGATGGAGTATTTGGTAAAAAATTAACTTCTGGAAATGAAATTACTGTAACTTACATAGTTACTAATGGTAAGTCTGGCAATGGTCCATCTAATTTTACATTTTCAGGAAATATCATAAGTGATACTGGAGCAAGTATTTCCCAAAATGCTGGTCTAATAATAACTAATTTACCAGCATCTAATGGAGATAACATTCAATCAATAGAATCTGTAAGATACTATTCTCCAAGACTATATGCTTCCCAGTACAGAGCAGTGACTGCTTCTGACTATGAGGCACTGATCCCTTCAATATATCCAAATATAGAGTCAATTACTGCATATGGTGGTGAAGAATTAGATCCTCCACAATATGGTAAAATATTTGTTGCAGCAAAACCAAAAAATTCAGAATATCTTTCAGAATTCACAAAAGATTCAATATCTCAATCATTAAAGAAATATAGTGTAGCAGGTATAAAAGTAGAATTTGTAGATATTAACTCACTATATGTTGAATTAGATTCTGTGATCTACTACAACCCATCATTTACAAATTCGCCAGAAACTTTAAAAACAAAAATTACAAGTTCATTAACCAAATATTCAGAGTCTTCTGACTTAAATAAATTTGGTGGAAGGTTTAAATATAGTAAAGTTTTAAGTGTCATTGATAATACAAGTTCTTCAATCACCTCAAATATTACTAAAATAAGAATTAGAAGAAATGTTGGGGTTTTAATTAACCAACCAACTCAGTATAATATTTGTTTTGAAAATAGATTTAGTGTATTAAATGAATCATATAACATTAGAAGCACAGGATTTACTGTAAGTGGCGTTGCAGGGACAGTTTATCTGTCTGATATTCCAAATATAGATAGTACTGCTGGGTCTTTATACTTATTTTCAATAGAAAATAATAAAGAAATTATCAAGGTTAACAATGTAGGTTCTGTAAATTATGTCACTGGGGAAATTGATATAGATAATATAACTGTTTTATCAACAGTATTGTCAAATAATATTATAGAAATAGAAGCAACACCTTATTCTAATGATATAATTGCCAAAAAGTCAATTTATTTAAAGTTAGATGTGGGTAAGAGTAATATTTCAATGGTAAAAGATATAGTTTCATCAGGAGAAAACTCATCTGCAAGTAAATTTACACCAGAATCAAGTTATTTACCAGAAGAAAAGATAAGAACATAAAATGAATCAAGATAAAAAGACAGTAAAAATTAGTGATGTTGTTCAAAATCAACTTCCAGAATTTATAGTATCTGAAAATCCAAATTTTGTAGAATTTTTAAAACAATACTATATTTCTCAGGAATTTCAAGGATCTCTTGTAGATATTGCAGATAACTTAATTTCCTATAAAAACGTAGATGTCTTTGACAAAATTAATTTAATAGAGTCAACTAAAACTACTTCAAGTGTTTCTTATTTTGATGATGAAATATTTGTAGAATCTACTAATGGATGGCCCAAATCTTATGGTCTATTGAAAATAGACAACGAGATTATTACTTATACTGGAATTACAACAAATTCATTTACAGGTTGTATCAGAGGATTTAGTGGCGTAGAATCCTTACAACAACAAAATTCTTCACAAAATTTAGTTTTTTCCATATCATCAGTAGAAGAACATAGTTTAAATTCAACTGTACAAAATCTTAGTAATTTATTTTTAAGAGAATTTTTCAAAAAAATAAAGTATCAATTTGTTCCTGGGTTTGAAGAAACTGATTTTAATGAAAATATCAATATACAAAATTTTGTTAGTAAAGTAAGAACATTCTATCAGACTAAAGGAACTGAAGAATGTTTTAATATTTTATTCAAGGTATTATTTGGCGAAGAAGTTACTGTTATAAACCCACAAGACTACTGTTTCACTACATCAGATGATAAATGGATTGTAACTCAATCATTTGTAGGAGAACTGATTAGTGGGGATCCTAAGTTAATCTCTGGAGCAACCTTATATCAAGATGCCAACGAAACAGGAACTATTGAAAGTGCTAATGGTTCAATTTATAATATTAGTAAATTTTATTTAAAAGAAAAACCTTTTTATAAAATACATTTATTCTCTGGATATTCTAATAATTTAAATCCTGTAGGATCTATTTTTGGAAAATTTGCATCAACTCCAAAAACTTATGCTGCAGAAAATATTTCCACATCCAATACTAAAATTACTGTAGATTCTACTATTGGATTTGAATCTTCTGGAATACTTTACATTGGCAATCAAGTAATTTCATATACAGACAAAACAGTCAATCAATTTTTAAATTGCACTGGAATTTTTGAAGATATTTTATCTGGAACAGAAGTTTTTGGAGCAAACTATGTATATTCTTATGAAAATGGAGATAGTGGCAATATAGTCAAATTTAGACTTTTTGAGACTTTATCTTCATTAGAGGAATCTTCTGCAGAATATTCTTTAAGAGGAGATTCATTTAAAGTTGAAAATTTGGGAGATACTTCAGATAATCCATTTACCAAATCTTTAATTTACAATTTACCTATTACAGTATTTTGTGGTAAAGTTTATGAAACTCTTCCATCTTATGAAAAAGAAGGAATTGATCTACTAATAGGGTTTATAAGAACAAAGTACGATCATAAATTTTTAGATGGTGATATTGTAAACCTTTATTCATATCATACTAATGAAATTATTAAAGAAAATGTAACTATTTCAGTTTCATCAGGAGTAACTAGAACATTTTCACTGTCTACAGATGGACTAGAAGATTATGTAGGGCAATCAATTGTTGCAAAAAGAAAAGTAATAAAATCAAAATCCCTTTCATATCCAGAAATTAATGAAGAATTTGCATCAAATGTGCAAGGTTCTTATTCTGATGATAATTTTAATTATATCACTTCAAATGGATTGCCAAATTATTTTATAGATCCATACAAGAGACAGAATGAATTTTCTATAAGTACTTCAGATTATGAAACTCTAATTGGACCTCATAATTTTAACACTGGAGAATCTGTATCTGTACTCAATTACACAACATCTGGTAATTTTAAGAATAGCGTAGGAATTACTACAGGACTGTCCTATTATGTTAGGGTACTGAATAATAATCAAATTAAATTAGCATATACATCTCAAGACTTATTTGAATCTAGATTTATAAGCTTTAAAGAATTAATAAATCCTCCAATAAACAATAACGTATCAGCATTTTTATCTTCTGTCAATTTAATTATAAAATCTCTTTATAATAAACCATTCACCACATCAAAAACTTTATCCAAAATTCCCAAAGTACCTCAATTTTCTAAGGAAAAAGTTGCAACTTCTTCTGGAAAAATTGGCATCTTAATTAATGGAACTGAAATTCAAAATTATAAATCTAATGATGTTTTAAATTATGGAAAAATTGAAAGCATCAATATTTTAAATCCAGGTGTTGATTATGATTTATTAGAACCTCCAGTGTTCTCAATAGATTTTGGAAATGATACTGAAACTATTTTAATTCCAGAAATGGAAGGAACTTTAATTGGTGCTGAAGTATTAGATCCAGGATTTGATTATGTAGAATCCCCAATAGTTACTATTTTAAATGGATCTACAAAACCAGTATCAACTAATGTAAAATTAAAGCAATCTCCTGTAGAAATTTCATTCAATGCATCTTCTTTGGGACAAGTTGTTAATACTACTAACGAAACATTTAACTTTAATTACTTACATAGATTAAAAACTGGAGAATCTGTAATTTATTTCAATGAAGGAAATACTTCTATTGGAATAGGCACTAATGAATTTTTAAAAAATTCAGAAAAATATTATGTAATCAATGTTGGAGCAGGTACTTCATTCAAATTAGCAAATACTAAAGAAGAGTCATTAGCAGGCATTGGAATTAGTATTAGAAGTTTTGGTAATGGACTGCAAAAATTTATATCCACAGAAAAGAGAAACATAGTTGATTCAATCAATATTGCAGATATTAACAATACATTTAAAATTAAAAAATTATTAGCATTTGGGAAAAATTTCAACCATTATGATGATACTATTGAAATTGATAATCATGGATTTAATCAAGATGATGAAATTGTATATGTTTCATTACAAGAACCTGCAGTAACTGGAATTAGTACCACTGCATACTATTATGTGCATAAAGTAGATAATAATACATTTAAATTAAAAACTTCAATAACTTCAGAAACTTTTTTAAATTTTGGGCAAGCAGATCCTCAAACTATAAACTCATTTGAATATTCTCCAATTAGAGTTTCTATAAAAGGTAGAATTACAAATTCTGGCATCTCTACCTTGGGATATGATGCAGAAATTTTACCTGTTGTTACTGGAAAAATTGCAAATATATCAGTTCAAAGATCTAAATTTGGATATGGATCAAAAACTATATTAAATTCTAAAAATGCTCCTTCAATTAAACCAATTAATGGTTCTGGAGCATACTTACAACCCACAATAGTAGATGGAAAAATAAGTAATATTATTATAAAAGATAGGGGAGAAAATTATTTCAATTCAATTGAATTGGTTGTTAAAGGTTCTGGATATGGATCTAAGTTAATTCCTATCATAGTAGGGGGAGAAATAGTAGATGTTGCGATTAAGAGTCCAGGAGTTGGATATGATCAAAATACAACTACAATAGAAATAATCAGTAAAGGGAAAGATTTAAAAGTATCTGCCAATTTACAAAAGTGGCACGTAAATGAATTAGAAAAGTTAAAGATAAGTAATATAGAAAAAGGAGTTTTATCCCCAAGTTTAAACTCATCTTACTACAGTGTATATCATTTAACTAATGATCTTTTAAACTTATTTGAGATTGAAAATCTTTCGTCAGGCAATACTCCAACAAAGCATTCCAAGATTATTGGATGGGCATATGATGGATGCCCAATATATGGTCCAGATGCATTTGAGAGTGTAAATGGGACAGGAAATTTAAAAAGATTGAGATCAAGTTACAAAAAAGTAACTTCTACTGATATTGTTGATTTTGATATAGTAGAAAATTATGTTTTTGAGGAAGGATTTGGTGATTTAGATGAGCATAATGGAAGATTCTGTGTCACTCCAGAATACCCAAATGGTGTTTATGCATATTTTTATACAGCAACTAACCAAGGATTGCCAGTTTTCCCCTATTTTATAGGAAATACTTATAATTATACACCAGAAAAAATTAATTTAGATCCAAAATACAATCAAAACTTAAATTTAAATGATTTGGGAATTGTAAAACATACTTTACCATATGGAATTGAAAATAAAGAAAATTATTATCAATATTTTGACTTTTTTGGCAAAAATTACAAAAATGATTTAGTAGTAGAAGAATCTTCAAAAGGAAGTGTTTTAAAAGTAGATGTTTTGTCTGGAGGATCTGGGTATAGTATAGGCGATAAAATTATTTTTAATAATGAAGACACTAGTGGATCTGGGGCTTTAGCAGAAATATCACAATTAAATGGAGTTGGAATTTCATCTATAAATTCTACATCTAATTCAATTAATTATGTAACATTTGTTAATAAAAATAATTCTATAGTAGGAATTTGCAGCACTGCACATAATATACAAGATGATTTTTATATTAGTATATCTGGAATTTCTACATCAGAATTTTCTTCTTTAGAAGGATATAAAAAGGTAAATGTAAGAAATGTAATTTCTGAACTTAGTGAAAGTCTTCCAAATGAATCTGTTACTGGAATAGTAACTTCTATTAAAATAAAGAGTTCTATTAATTTATTTGAAATTGATTCTGAAATTTCAATAGGTTCTTCAGAAACAGCAAAAGTAATAGGAATAGACTATTTAAATAACAGCATTAATATTTTAAGGACCTCTGGTGCATTATCATCATCTGCTGGAGAAACTATTTCATTGATTCAAAAAGAATTTGAATTTAATAATTCTTTTAAATTAAACTTACCAAATAAAAATAATTCTTACTATTTTAATCCATCTAATTCAGTCTCTGTTGGAATTTCCACTTTAGTTGGGGCAGGCAATACTTTAACAATACCTCCAATAAGTTCAGGAGTTTCTCAAACAAAGTATGTTCCAACTGCAGGTATATACTTACCAAATCACAAATTTAAAACAGGTGACAAGTTAAAGTATACACCAGGAACTGGAAGTCTGTCTATAGTTACAGATAAAGGAAATCTTTCATCAATTTCCAATATCTTTGCAGTTTCATTAGATAAAGATGTTGTTGGAATAGCAACTCAAATAACTGATGCATCTTCCAAAACAAATCTATTATACTTTACAGCAGTTTATGATAATTACACTCACAAAATTGAAACTATAAATCCTACAGTTACTGGATCAATTTTATCCAATTTGTCTACAATTTATACAAAAGATGCTCATAATTTAGAAATCAATGATGAAGTAAGCATTGAAGTGATTTCTGGAATCACCACAACTTATGCTGTGACATAT